CCCGAAGCAAGGGCATAGTGCCCTTGACCTGTTCATTTATAGCCGATCTAGGCTTGTAAGTGTAATGGGTGTTCACGCGACTCTTGTATACCAGACTCACACATGATAACATTTAGTCAAACGAAATCTAGTGAGAACCGTGCTACAAGTTAAAGAGGTACCCCTATTTAGGGCATACCCTACCTCGCGAGCAATCCTCGTGAAAAGGGAGAAAAGACTGTTACGGCTAAGCTTGGCTTGGCTGCCGTGACTAAACCGAGCTGCGAATAAATCAATGATTAAAAACGCAGGGTTGGTGAAGCCAGGAGCATCGTCACCTGTACCTATCTTGAAAAAGAAAGGTCTAAGCGATCAGGACTATCGAAAGGTAGCCCTGCAGAGTTATACGGAATGCCTCAAGATCTGGAGGGATGTCAACTTTCCTAAGTTGAACTTCTCCTTCAGACGCTGTGAGGCACACCTGACAACACTTCTACAGTCCGTGGAAGTGAAGAAACTCCCGAAGGCCTTCAAGGGCCTGCTGTGTGACTTCTTCAGTGTTGAAATGAAGCAGGAGCGACCTTCTACTATTGTAGAAGGGCAGTTCCTATTTTATCCCAGCTTCCGAAGAATCCTACGGCAGGACCTGGATGGTCTGACCAATCGTAAACGACTCTCTGTTTTGTGGGACCTGATGCAGTGTAAGGCCTTAGCCTTTCCTGCACCAGAGTCCATGGTAATGGACTCTTATCGAGACCACGCCTCCACTCTACAGAAAGTCAACACGACTGATCGGGCCATCCTGAAGGACTTCCGATCGTTCATCCAGCCTTGGTTGAGCGGTCTTCCCGCCTTTCTCTCCTCTAAGACCCGTCTACCTAACTCTCATGCGACTTTTGACACTCGCAGGGATTGTGGTGGTACCTTTACTGATCAATTGTCCCGTCTTACAGACCAGACTCTTATTCAGCCAGAGCACCCCCGCCTTGAGCCCTTTACCATATGCTTATCTGGACCCGCAGGTTCAGGTAAGTCTCTGATACAGAGCCGGTTAGGTAAGCGCCTGTCTCGATTCCTCGAAAAGGACTGGGATGATTGTGTCTATACACGATCCAGTGTTATTAAGCACTGGGACGGATATTCCAATCAACCACTAGTCATGATCGATGATTTTGGACAGAAACGCTGTAGGGATTGCGACCAGTCCCCAGAAGCCATGGAATTTATTACCATGTGTTCTTCTGTGGATTATCGCCTTCCTATGGCGGATCTTAAGGAGAAAGGAATCAAGTTCAACTCACCTCTTCTTCTTCTTTCTACAAATCATGATCGTCTTGAAATGAACCGATATCTATCCAAACTTCTAATGGATAGATCGGCCATCGACAGGCGATTTGATTTGTACTTCCGACTTTCCCGTGATCCCCGAGGGAAGAAGGTTCTCATTTCGGAGACCCTTTCTTTCCTAGAGGACCCAATCCCACGACATGGCATTTTTACGAATGAGTTTCATAAGAATGGCCAAACGTCGTTGACGCGGGAATGTGTGGCAATTGGAGACAAGCAGATTGAGGACTATCTTT